TGGGCCCCGGCCGCTTTCGCGGTTGTCAAACGATCACCATACCTGTCACAGGAGTAACTTATGCTTGGTAGTACATCTTACACGGTGTGCAAACAGCGCACCCTGCGGGAACCCGACATGTACAACAGTCCGTATTCACGGAATGGAGTATTTGAGGGTTATCTTCGCGTCCCAATAACTAGTGGGTTTGAATCCATTAATTATGAAGGCGGGAAAGATGTGTACTTCAAGAATTGCAAACATTTCCGCGAGTCCGGCCAAATTTGGTCCGGAGTAACGGGCAACCCCCCGAAAAATTCGGGTAAGGGGTTGATGCGGCCGTATAACCATGAGTTCCGCTATACAGATAGTAAGGGAACCCATATTATCGGTCACGAAATGGGTGCATGGGCTTGGGAACTTGGCCAGTCTATACTGAACAAGCCCCAGTTCCAAAGTTACGCAACGGCTGAGGAATTCGAAGCTGCATACGCTATGCCTTTAAATAGCGAGCAACTAGAAGACCTACTAGCCATCGGCCTGAAGAATATGATACCTGCCGTCTCCGACTTTACGGAGAAGTTTAGCTTGCTAAACTTCCTGTATGAGTTACGAGAAGTCAAGGATCTATTTTCGGTGTGGTCCCGAAACAAGTCGTTACTTAACAACTTGTCCGGACTCGTTCTCAACTATGAGCTGGGTTGGAAACCCTTCCTAGCTGATTGTGAACGAATTTTCACGAAGGTTCTAAGCCTCCGTGAAACGATGCGCAAGTGGAATGCTGCGGCATTAAATGGTGCTATTCAAACGCGCCACTCAAATGTCACAGAAGACTATCTACGCATCTCCGGTGTCGAAACGGGCATCGACAGTCCCCAAGCAGAGCGGCTATGGAGCGGCTCAACCCAGATGTATGCATCTGACATGCAGACAGTAGGCAATCAATGCCTTGATGCAGAATGGACAGCCCTCAAAGAGGAGAAGTTCATTGTGCATCTCTACTACAAGCCTAAGTACGTCAATATCCAATTCATCGAAGATGAAATTGGACTTTGGTATGACGCGCTAGGTATAGGTAAGGGAGCGTCCATTGTATGGAACGCTATACCTTATTCTTTTGTAGCAGACTGGATGCTTGGGATTGGTGATTTCCTCGATCAATTCGAGGTTACCACCACGGACTTGGGTATCGAGATTGTAGACTTTGGCTACTCTCTTAAGAGGGAAGCCATAGCTAGCAGTACGTTCTCTTTTGGACATACTGCTCTACCATTAATGAACGGAGATTTTATCCCGCTCGCTGGTACGCTACAGTCATCTCGCAAGTCCTACATTAGGCGGAGGTGCCACGCACCGCTTTGGCGGTTGAACGATGGCATCGATTGGAGCCCACTTCTGGACTTCAAACTCCCGACTTGGAAACAAGCCTGGATCGGCCTAAACCTCCTCGTGGCTCGTGCCACGTAGGATGCGCATTCTGCGCACAGGTGAGGGCACGAGCCCAAACCTAACGCCATTCGGCGTGAACTGGCCAGTTATGGCCATAACATCATAGAACAGGAGCCTCAGCTATGAGCTTCACAGATCGTATCACTCTGCAGGACGCCACACCGGCGGACCAGCATTTTGACAAAGTGTCATCGGCAACGAACTCAACAGTTCGTCGCGATGCTTCCCAACCTCTCGACCAGCCCCAGGCCCTTACAATCTCTCACGAGGTTACTAAGGACCAGAAACGGGTAAATTCAGCAGTAATGCTGGATCGCACCGTTTTGGACTCTGGTGACTCTGTCACCCTTGGCAATGCACGTGTGCTTGTCAAGCTCAGTTATGACGTGGAGCAGATTACTGCTGCCGACATCACTGAAATGGTAGATGAGGTGAAGGAATTCTTGAGTACGGCCAATGTGACCAAACTCTTGAATCGCGAGCACTAAACTTTAGTGTTCAACACTTCGGATCTTTAGTTCTTAGTTGCGGCTGGAAGGTACTCCTATATGGATAATCTGAAAAGCCTGATCCTATTTTGGGATCACCTAGCTGAAGGTCTACAAATACCTTCAAAAGACCGTGCCGTATTCCAACGGCGTGCCAAGGCCGAAGGGCTACCTTTCTTAACGCAGGTGTTACCTGCGCTGGGTAAGGTGCTCGATGGTCATCTCACAAGCGGCCAAACTGTCGATTTTTCGACGGTAAGGTTTAGATTAGGTGACGACGGTTTACCGTTGTTCCTTAATAGCTTGTGGCGAGGCCTCGTTGGAGCTTCCTCTCACGAGGAGGCTGCGGCGTACATTAAGTCGATACGTCAGCTTACGCTGATGTATTACAAACTGGAGGTACCATTCGATGAGCGAATTCTACAAGAAGCTACTAATAGCTTTATTGAGAGAGACGCTTCCCTCCGTCATAGTCTGGATTCGTTCCAGGTTGAGGCGGTAAGGAAGATAATAGCGAGGGCTCTGTGCAATACAGATCCCTACGCTATTATCCCTCGACATGGTCCTGGAGCAGTCGCAAATCGTTTGCGGCCGCACGAGAAGTACCATACTTTCCGGTACATTCCTCGTTTGGATTCGGTCTACCCGTACGACAGCTTATTCTTTTATAATGCATCGCATTTATGCGATGAATTGAGTAAGCTAGAAGACGCGGTTGTCGAACCCAATCCTGCTTCCCGTCTTGTGTTCGTACCAAAGGACTCGCGGGGCCCACGGCTAATATGCTGTGAACCTGCAGAACTGCAGTACGCGCAACAAGGTCAAATGAGGTTGCTGTACCAGCATATAGAGAGTAATCCCTATACAGCTGGTTTCATTAACTTCACAGACCAGACAATAAACCAGGCTTTGGCTCGGCGGGCATCGAAAGATGCAAGCCTTGCTACGCTTGATTTATCGGAAGCATCAGATCGCGTGAGCTGGGAACTTCTTCAAGAAGTCCTACCTTCACGGTGGTGTCGCGCTCTCGCGGCAACCCGGTCCACGCATGTAACACTCCCAGACGGAGCAGTCTATGGCCCCCTGCGCAAATTCGCGCCTATGGGTTCAGCCTGCTGCTTTCCGATGGAAGCCCTATTATTTTGGGCTTTAATTAGGAGTGTGACTCATCATAATGTATGGGTCTACGGCGATGATATCATTGTTGATGCTGGCGATGTTGCGGCGGCTGTGGATATTCTCCACGCGGCCGGTCTCATTGTCAACACAGGTAAATCATGCTTCACGACGCCCTTTCGGGAGTCGTGCGGCGGCGAGTATTACGGAGGCTTTGATGTTGCCTACGTAAAATATCGTACGTTACCTAATGATACCCTCTCGTCTCGACTACATGACGTTTCGTTTGCTGAGCAAATAGCCCAGCATTACGGTTTGTCAGTAGGGCTTAAGGTCCTTGATCATGTGGACGCCATTCATGGCGTAACTCCCACATCCGATCTCGGGCCCCGACCTGGGGTGTTTTACAACCCTCAGGCTCCAGTGGCGCGTAATTTCGTGTTCTATAAGGCTCGTTGGAATAAATCCCTTCAAGTCTTAGAGCACAAGATTAACGTGCCCATCCGTCGAACCGCCCTTAAACGCGGAAACCCTAAATATCACTGGTGTGAATTACTTAGGAAGACCGTTACTAAGGATGGCATGACGGAGCCAGGAAGCTATGCTTGCCCTCACGAAGGATCCAGGTGGAACTTCGTCAACCTCTGCAATTGCTAGGGTTGGACGGGCTAGCACGACGTTACCTATGACGTTATAATAGGTGGAAGACCATCTT